CGCTCGATCGCGAGGTCACTGAATTTAAGGCGAAAATATTCCGGCACCAGAAGCTCCGGGAACTCATCCTGGACTGGTATCCGGGATCTTCCCCGGAAGAAGAGATTACCGTCCCGGGGGCAAACTACGATATTGTGATTTCAGCACGGGATAAGATCCGGGCTGTAACAGAAGCGGGGAAGCAGAAACTTTTCCGTCTTTGGGGTAGCAGGGAATTCGTCGCCAGGGCAGCAGTGCTCCTGAAATCCTTGCCGGACCCGAAAGACGAAGCCGGCCTGTATACGGTGCAGGCTCTGACCGGCCCTCGGCATTTGCGAGTAGTTGCGAAAGCCAAGGCAGCCGCTGGCACAACAGCGGCATAGACGTCTCGCGGGGGAGACGGACCACATAAACCCTCCCGGCCTCGTACCAATAACAGGAAAACTGTGATCAGACCTATGGGCGCCAGGATTCCAGTAACGGCCGGCCCCCGGCTCATCGAGATGGCAGATCCGCAGCGGGTGGAAGCGCTGATGCGTGCGGCGAACGTGCGCGTGATCCGGCGCTACGGCCGCGACATCGTGGAGCTCCAGTTGATGGACTACGGGGACGGGTCAAGGGTTCCCCCGAAATGGGGAAGACCCCAAAAGTTGAGCACCAACCTGGAAGCGGACGACAACCCACCGAGGGTGTGGAAGTTCAAGCGGGTGCCGTTAGCGCGTGCCGCTGGGGCTGGATAGAATTATGAGTAATAAAGGCCTTTGGGCCCCAAGGCATCAACGGGGAACATGGGCGGGAGATGGCCCCCGAGGGTGAGTCCAACGCGCCTGTAGCTCATCCCTACAGACGCGCCAGATCTCGACCGGTAGGGGGCCACAATCCCGCAGCACCCGAAACAGCATGCGGCGGTCCAGTTTTAACATAACTTACGGAATCGAAGTTCAGGGAAGGGGACCCGAACGGGGTGGATGCCGGCTGGGGAAGGTTCCCGGCCGCACCCATCACGAGTAATGCCCCGCAGAAAAAAGGCAGAGGATGAGCGGACGACGCTCGAACGCCAGCAAAACTTCCTCCGTGCTTACGCCGATTCCTTCAGCATTACCCGCGCAGCCGAGATCGCCCGGGTTGACCGCGACTCCCACAACCGGTGGCTCCGGAAGAACGAGAAGTACGCCAAGGCCTTCGCCAAAATCAAAGCCGCTGCCGGCAACTACCTCGAGACCGAAGCCATCGCAAGGGCAGGAGAGGGCTGGACGGAGGACGTCTACTACCAGGGCAATGTTTGCGGCGAAGTGCGAAGGTTTGACTCCGGACTCATGCAGTTCTTGTTGCGCGGCATGCTCCCCGAGAAGTACGGCGCCAGGACCGAGATCACCGGGGCACAGGGTGCTCCGCTGCAGGCGCAGATCACAGTGCAGTTTGTCAGGCCCGGTGACACCACAGAAAAGGAGTTGTGAATGAGAGAAACCAACGAAGTCACACTCGACAGGGCGAAAGAAATTCTGGAGCGTTTCGAGTCAGAAGCGCCCACGGCAACCAACTACGTGCCGAACTTCTTGGAGGGTGTGGAGGTTCTGGGGCAGGGTGTTCCCCCGGCTCCTGTAAACCCGCACTATTGTCTGTCTCTCCGCTCGGCATTGGAGTTGATGGTGATCCTGGCTGATCTGCAACCGGTGGCGTATCTGGACCCACCGCAGATCTTCGCCAGCGGGAGCACCTTCTACTATTCGCGCGAGGTCCCGTGGCTAACATTTTCGAATGGAGCGGTTCGCAATGCGGGCCAACTGGCAATCTACTGGGTCAGTTACCACGGTGACCCGTCAGGCAAATATGCGGAAGACAACGCGCGTCTCGATATCGCATGGGGCTAGGTGACACCACAGGTAATTGAGACACAGGCGCCGTTCCCCGAGGCGCTCGAGTTCCTGTTCGAAGAGCACCCCTACAAGATCGGCTACGGCGGCCGCGGAGCCGCCAAGAGTTGGAATTTCGCACGTGCCCTGCTGATAGAGGGAACGCGCCGGCCTCTCCGCATCCTGTGTGCGCGTGAGACGCAGAAGAGCATCCGCGACAGCGTCCACCAATTGCTGGTCACCCAGATGGCGAAGCTCGGTCTCGAACCCTTCTACAGGGTGGAAAAGTCCGCGATCTACGGTAACAACGGAACGGTCTTTCTGTTCACCGGTCTCAAGCACCACGTGGACAACATCAAGTCGATGGAGGCAATCTCGATCTGCTGGGTGGAAGAGGCGCAGGGTGTGAGCAAGGACTCGTGGGACAAACTGATTCCCACCTTGTTCCGGATCCCGAACTGCGAGTTGTGGGTCAGTTTCAATCCTGATTTGGAATCCGACAACACCTACCAGCGTTTCGTCGTCGATCCCCCGCCAGGCGCGGTGGTCCGGAAGCTGACCTGGCGCGACAACCCATGGTTCCCGGAAGGTCTCAGACGGGAGATGGACAACGCCAGGCGCCGCAACATCGACGAGTACAACCATATCTGGGAGGGGGTTTGCATCAACACCCTCGCCAACGCGATTTACGCCAACGAGCTCCGCGCGGTTGACGTGGAGGGCCGGATCCGCAGGGTTCCCTACGACCCTTCGAAGCCGGTGGACACGGCATGGGACTTGGGCTTTGGCGACATGGTGAGCATCTGGATGTTCCAGTCTTTCCCCATGGAGTATCGCGTCATCGACTACGAAGAGGGATGCAGGGAAGCGATCAGCCACTACGTTGCGGAACTCCAGAGACGGCCCTACATGTGGGGAACGGACTACCTGCCGTGGGACGGCGGTCTCAAGGCTTTGGGCACGGGTAAGAGCATCGAAGAGATCATGCGTGCCGGCGGCCGCAGGGTGCGCGTGGCGCCGCGGTTACCGGTGCTCGATGGGATCAACGCCTGCCGCACCATCTTCCCGCTGTGCTACTTCGATGAGAGCAAGTGCGCCGCCGGAATAAGATCACTCCGCTGTTACCGGTATGGCGAGATGAAGTCGCTCGAGGGGCCCACCCGGGAACCGCTTCACGACATACATTCCCACTGCGCCGATGCCTTTCGCACGATGGCGGTATCGATCCGCCAGCCGCAGAAAGAGCGGGAGCGGGAACAACAGAAAATCAGGCAGCATATCAGCCCATGGAGTTGACGTATGGCTCACTGTTCACGGGAATCGGCGGCATCGATCTCGGCCTGGACCGCGCCGGCTTTACCTGCCGGTGGCAGATCGAGAACGAGCCGTACGCGGTCAAGGTGCTCGAGAAGCAGTGGCCGCACGTAAAACGTTATGGCGACATCACCACAGTGCGCGGAGAGGACCTCGAGCCGGTGGACCTCATCTGCGGAGGCTTCCCCTGCCAGGACTTATCGCAAGCCGGAAAGCAGGCCGGTATCGAGGGAACTCGCAGCGGCCTTTGGTTTGAATTCGCCCGTCTTGTTAGGGAACTTCGACCCCGATACGTGCTCGTTGAGAACGTTGCAGGGCTCCTTGTTTACGACGGGCTACGGAGAGTTATCGGAGAACTGGCCCGATGCGGGTATGTGGGATGCTGGCGAAGTTTACGAGCTTCAGAATTCGGAGCCTCCCATCTGCGAAAGCGCGTTTTCATTGTGGCCTACCGCGACGGGGCAGGCGCAAAGCGGATCGGCGGCATATTCGACGGAGAGCGGACGTCACGCGGGCACGACGCTAACGGACGCGATCCGCATGTGGAACACGCCATCGACCGAGGATCACAAGACGGACGGGCCGGCGGTTCTGAACCGCTACGCGAACGGCGAAGCGATGACGTGCGATATGCGCCTGCGGAATCAGGCGGCAATGTGGCCCACGGCAAGCGTCCCGAACGGGGGGCGCACGACGAGCACGAGCAACTACGGGCCGAACGGGGAGAAGCGCCAGATCGATCTGGGTGCGATAGCGGCCCAATGGCCTACTCCGCAACGTCACGACGCGCAAGGCGGCAAGACGCCGGAACAGATAGCGGCGATGAAAGAGCGGACGGGCGCGGGCGTATCGAATCTGAACGAATCGGCGGAACATTGGGCGACGCCAACGGAAGACAACGCGAACAATGCGGGGGGGCCGTCCAGGCTGAACGGGACCTACCGGGACCTGACGGTGGACGCTATCCACTGGCAGACACCAGGAACGGACTCCTTCAGGAGCAGGGGAGGGGACCGGAAGGACGAGATGGGGCTGGATCAGGAAGCGAGGAACTGGCCCACGGCATCGGCTCGGGACTGGAAGAGCGGGCAGGCATCGGAGGAGACGTTCAACGGCAACGCGCGGCCGCTGAACGAATGGGCGGAACGCTTCCCCCTTTCGCACCAGGTCCATCCGACCCACGATGGCCCGCAATCCTCGCCGAGCGTCCCGACCTCGCGCCGGCGCTTGAATCCCCGGTTCGTGGAGTGGCTCCTCGGATTTCCGATTGGATGGACGGAGCTATGAGCAACCGCACCAAACGCCTTGGAC